TGTAACGCCAACTCTTGGTGTAGCAAGTGCTACTACAATTAACAAAGTAACATTTACAGCTCCTGCAACTGGGTCAACTTTAACTGTTGCTGATGGAAAAACATTAACCGCAAGTAATACATTAACGCTCACTGGTACTGATGCTTCTTCTGTTGCGTTTGGTGCTGGTGGTACAGTTGCTTATACTGCAGATAAACTAAGTGCTTTCGCTGCGACTTCTTCTTCAGAACTTCTTGGTGTAATCAGTGATGAAACTGGTTCAGGTGCGTTGGTATTTGGCACAAGTCCTGCAATTACAACATCATTAACTACCCCAAGCACAACCTTTGCACTAGTTAATACTACAGCGACTACAGTAAACTTTGCTGGTGCGGCAACTACTCTTTCTATCGGTGCGGCCACTGGCACAACTACTGTTAATAATGCTCTAACTGTTGCTGGCGATCTCACGGTTTCTGGAACCACCACTACTGTTAATACCGAAACAATCAATCTTGCTGATAATGTTATTACTTTAAATAGTAATGAAGCAGGAACTCCTTCACAAAATGCTGGTATCGAAGTAGAACGTGGTACTTCCACTAACGTTGCTCTTCAATGGAATGAAACTACCGATGTTTGGGAATATACAGTAGACGGAACTAACTACATTCCAGTTGTTGGCACTACCGCAACCCAGACTCTAACCAATAAAACATTAACGACACCAGCACTGAATGGTGCGGTTGTAGATAATAATAATGCAGTTTCCGCTGCTGGTTCGACTCAAGCGGGTGCTACTGCTTTAACTGTAGATTATAACGTAGTTACTACAGTTGCTGCATCTACTGGAGTTAGACTCCCAACTGCCACTGCAGGACGTAGAATTGTAATTGTTAACAAGGGTGCAAACACTCTTAGCATCTATCCAGCAACTGGCGGAACAATCGACGCATTATCAGCAAACGCAGCAATTCAGGTCGCAGCAAATGGTTCAATTGAAATAATGGCATCATCATCTACACAGTGGTATTCTATCGCCCGTGTTGCAATTTTTGATTCCGCTGGGACTCTGCTTAACTAATGGGAACAATTGTTCAAATCAAAAGAAGTGAAACTGCCAATGCAATACCTTCTGTGGGTGATATTGCAGTGGGAGAACTTGCAGTAAATTTAGCAGATGGAATATTATACTCGAAAAAAACTGATGGTAGTATTATAGAAATTGGTAGCAATTTACCAGACGATTATTATCTCTCATCAAACCAAGATTTTGGTTTAATTACACAAAATGTGGATACCACGTTAAATTTAGGTGGTGTGGAGACTGAATCTTCTGCATCAAAAAGTCTTGGTGATATTAGCATGTACGTTGAATCTGTCGGTGTGCCTGCTTCATCCACATCAACTGGAATAGTAAATACTATTGCAATTGATACCAATTATCTCTACATCTGTGTTGCAACCGATACTTGGAAAAGAATTGCGCTCTCTTCTTGGTAATTATAAATAGTCCTAAAGAGGACATGATATGACGATTTCTACGAGACAAACATTAATAGATTACTGTCTCCGCAGACTAGGGTTCCCAGTAATTGAAATCAACGTAGACGAAGATCAGGTTTCTGATCGCGTTGATGATGCATTGCAGTATTTTCAAGAATATCATTTCGATGGTGTCGAGAGAACTTATCTGAAGCACCAAATTACAGGCAACACTCTTAAATTCAGCGGACTAAGTTCCCCGTCATTTAATCTCGGCGAAAAACTCGTTGGTGGAACATCAGGTGCATCTTGTACTTTAGTTTCATTAAGTGGCACAACTGCTACAGTTGGTGCGACATCTGGTGTATTCCAAGCAAGTGAAAACGTAACTGGAGAGATTTCTGGATTTACTCGTACGCTTGCATCTTCTCTGTTTTATACTGCTGGGGATTTAGATAACCAGTATATTCCCATTCCAGACGCAGTAATTGGTATCATCAAGATGTTCAATTTTAATGCTCCGAGCGATGGTATGGAAAATCCAAATAACATGTTCAACTTGGTCTATCAGTTTAGACTTAACGACATGTATAATCTTTTGGCAGCAGACCTTATCTATTACGCACAAGTTAAAACAACTTTGCAAATGTATGACCAGATTTTTCCTGGAATGCGTTCGATTAGGTTTAACAGAAAAACAGATAAACTTTACATCGATGTAAATTGGAGCGAAACTTTCCAAGTCGGTGATTACATTATTGTTGAATGCTATCGCATTTTAGATCCAACAGAATATACTAAAGTCTATAACGACATGTTCTTAAAGATGTATACCACTGCATTGATCAAACGTCAATGGGGTGAGAACATGAAGAAGTTTGGAGGAATCCAACTTCCAGGTGGTGTTACTCTTAATGGTCAACAAGTTTATGATGAAGCAGTCGATGAGATTAAACAAATCGAATCTGAAATGCAATTGAAGTCGGAACTCCCTGTCGATTTTTATACAGGATAAGAGATGCCAACGAATTTTTACTTTCAATCTGGCAATACCTCGGGAACAACAAACGAACAGCGTTTGGTGGAGGATCTTGTCATTGAAAGTCTTAAGATTTATGGACACGACGTTTACTATCTTCCAAGAACTATTGCTAACCAAGATCCAATTTTCGGCGAAGATCCTCTATCATACTTCAGTCAATTCTATCCTCTGGAAATGTATCTAGAGAACGTAGAAGGTTTTGAGGGCGAAGGCGATCTGTTCACTAAGTTCGGGTTTGAGTTTAGAGCATCAGCAACCTTCGTAGTTTCTAAGAGACGCTGGGAAGAATCTGTAGCGAATAACGCTGACGATCTGCAACTGGAAACAAGACCATCAGAAGGCGATATTCTTTATTTTCCAAAGACCAAGACGTTCTTTGAAATTAAGTATGTTGACTTTCTTAATCCGTTCTATCAACTCGGTAAGATTAACATATTCAAACTGAAGTGTGAAGTCTTTGAATATAGTTCTGAGAGATTTATTACTGGGAATGCAGAAATCGATGTTATCGATGATAAGTCAGAAGATCAGTATGCATACCAGTTCTTGCTAGAAGGTAGTGGAAATCTATTGTTAGACTCTGGTGATTCTCTGATCTTGGCAGGATATTCTATATCCGAAATTGATCCACTGGCAAACAATGAAGACTTTGATGATATTGCATACGCAGATGGAATTATAGACTTTACGTCTATCAATCCATTCGGTGAAGTGTTGGTGAGGAACTAATGTTCGCAGGTAAATTTTTCTATCACTCGCATATTCGTAAAGCGATTATTGCCTTTGGTACCATCTTCAACAACATTGTTGTCCAGCGCAAAAACTCTGAAGGAGAATATGTGCAGAGTCTGCGTGTTCCGCTGGCATATTCAACTAAGCAGAAATTTCTTGCTCGTATTGCCTCGATTCCTACAACCGATCCAGCAAGCACAGCAATTACACTACCAAGAATTGGGTTTGAAATCACTGGACTCAATTACAATCCAACTCGTAAGATTAACGTGCTGACAAAAAACATTGCAGTAGGTTCAGGCGACGATACAAATAAGTTGCGCAGTCAGTTTACAAGCACTCCATATGACATGTCGATTTCTCTTTACGTTTTCGCAAAGAACCAAGATGATGGATTGCAAATTATTGAACAGATTCTACCATTCTTCAATCCAGATTTTTGTGTTACAATTAATGATGTTCCCGAGATGGGTATTAAGCGCGACTTGCAAATAACGATGGAGGGAATCGATTATGAAGATCAATACGAAGGCGATTATACTCAGAGACAGTCAGTTATCTGGACTTTGAATTTCAAACTTGGATTGAATTTCTATGGACCAGTCGAACTACAAGGTATCATTAGAACTGCAATTGCAAATACCTACGCAAATGATACGGTTGATATCAACAATGGACAAAGATATACAGTGACAACAACACCTTCCGACGTAACACCAGAAATTGGTGCGTGGGACTATGTGGAGACATTTGATGAGTTCTTCGAATAACTATGAAAAACTAGATGAGATTTTTGGGACTCAGTCTGCGCCAATATCTACCGCAGTAGTCATCCCACCTGCTCAACCAATTCAAGTTCCCGTTGCGTACATACCCACGGGTGACGATATCGAAGACGATTATCAAATTGCTCGTCGGAAACTTAATACTCTTATCGACAAAAGTCAACAAGCACTCGATGGAATGCTAGGTGTTGCTCTTGCCAGCGACAGTCCTCGTGCCTATGAAGTTGTTGGGCAGTTGATTAAAACCACAGGCGACACTGCCAAAGATCTATTAGATCTTCAGGCAAGGAAAAAGAAATTGCGCGAAGAGCAACCGTCAAAGGGTAATATCGAGACCCAGAATAATATTGTCTTTGCTGGATCCACATCAGATCTTTTGAAAGCATTAAAGGCAGAGAAGGCAAAAATAATTGACCATGAATGAAGAAGAATCCTCATACCACGGTAATATTAATTTAAAACCGATCGGGCACAAACATAGTTTTACAATGGAGCAATTGGCCGAACTCGAGTTGTGCCAAGAGGATCCTATTTACTTTATTGAGAACTATTGTCAAATCGTTACTCTCGATCACGGTCTTCAGTTATTCAAACTCTATGATTGCCAGAAGCGCAAAGTCGCTCATATTCTGGACAATCGTAAAGCGATTCTTATGGAGGGTCGTCAGCAAGGTAAGACTATTACTTCCGCTGCGTGTATCCTCTGGTATACACTTTTCCAAGAATCCAAAACTGTTGCTATAATGGCAAACAAAACCTCTGCTGCCAGAGAAGTTATGTCTCGTTATCAAGGCATGTATGAAAACTTGCCGCTCTGGATGCAACAAGGTGTAAAGACTTGGAACAAGGGTGACATTGAATTAGAAAACGGATCGAAAGTATTTACCTCCGCGACAACTACCAGTGGTATTCGTGGTAAGTCTGTTAACTGGTTGTATATCGACGAAGCGGCAATTATTCCAAACACAGTTGCTGAGCAGTTCTTCGCTTCAGTTTATCCTACAATTTCTGCTGGTCAAACGACTAAGATCCTTCTGACCTCAACACCTCTGGGATATAACCACTTCTGGAAATTCTGGAACGAAGCAGAAAAAGGTGCAAATGGTTTTGTGCCTATGTTCATTCCATACACTGAAATTCCAGGACGCGATGACGCATGGGCAGAAGAACAACTAAGACTACTTGGTGAATTGAAATTCAATCAAGAAGTTATGTGTAACTTCCTCGGTTCGAGCAATACACTTATTAACTCCAAAACTCTCGCTAATATGAGTTCTATTGATCCAGTCTATACCAAGGATGGACTGGATATCTTCGAAGAACCTATGCCAGACCGAGCATATGCAATGACGGTTGATACTGCTAGAGGTATTGGGGGAGACTACTCCACTGCAGTGGTAATCGACGTTACTACTGTTCCGTATAAAATGGTAGCGAAGTATCGTGATAATAAGATTGCTCCGCTGCTGTTTCCTAATATTATAAATAAAGTAGCGAGAGATTATAATTCCGCACACGTATTGATTGAAGTTAATGATATTGGGCAGCAAGTCGCTGATATTTTA